ACATATCGTCTTGAGTTGTTGGATCACCTATCGTTGTTTCTGTTCCAAAATGAATTAAGTGTCTAGTAGTTGGAGATATTAAAGTTAGTCTTGTTGCTGTTGGGTTTCCTTCGTCTCCTGATATTGCTGTTACAAAATTTGTAGTTAGTGTTGATGCACGTGTTGTAAAATTTGCAGCAATAGATGAATCCCATGTAAATGTTTTACCGTTTGAAATAGTTGCAACTAATACTTGACCAAAGTTACTTAGTGACCAGAGGCCTGGTTCTAGTGTAACGCTTGATGCTGCAACAGCATCACCCCAGTTACCCCACTCTGTTGCATCTTGAACTGTTGTGTTGGTAGAATGCGCTTGACCATTTGATGTCCCAGGAGTTGCTGTTCCTTTTGCACCTCTAGTAATTCCTAAAAATTGTGTAGAATTTTTTGATGTGTATGTAATTAATTCTGCGTTTGGTACTGTGCCAACAGCTATAGTTCCTGCTGCTGCAAAACCTGTTGTACTATCTACTGTCACTGCTGTACCGGACCCACCTGTACCAGCTGTATCTGCATTCAATGAACCATCTAATTCTGTGCTTTGTGATCCTGTTATCGTACCACCATAATTACCAATACCAAAACCATAACCATAAGATTGTGCTGATGGTCCTACTGCTTGATAAGGGTTAACTGTGCAAGAACTTCCTGATGTTAGGTCTGAACCACCTCCATTAGCTTCTGCTGATGGTGATGTCACTGTAAACGTTGTAGAACTTGGAACAGTTATTACTTGACAAAGTTTATCTTCAAACGTTGAAGCTGCAATGCTAGAGCCTGTTGGCATTGTTACTGAATCTAATTCAACAATATCTCCTATCTCTAAACCATGATTAGTAGATGTAGTAATTGTTACTGCAGTGCCTCTAGTTGTGCTAGTTGTTATAGTTGAACCTGTAAACTGTATTTGTGCCCCTGCATTATCACTTCTATAAGGAGTAACATCATATAATTGACCTTCAAAATATATAAGTAAAAATTTATCTGTACCTATTGCAACATATCTATTACCCTCTAAATCAACAAAAGCGTGTTGCTTTCTTGCGACTCCACAGATTGTATCTGAAAGTAATGATTGCCATCCTCCTACTTTTTCAGGAAGACTATATCTCCATCTAGTATTATCGGAATCAACCCATCGGTCTGTTGCACCAACACCTGTGTCTTGTTTGTCGACACCTGGTTGAAATTTCATTTCAAAGAGAGCCATCTGTTAAGCTCCTTATGCTGTATTAGTTTTATATGCCCAACCTCTAGTGGCATCTACATATACTAAAGTTATTGATTGACCGTTTGTGTTTAAAACTAAATCAGATGTACCTGTGTTAATGGGTGAACCATTTCTACCTATTGTACAATTGTTTGAACCCCAAGTACCTCTTGTATCTAAAACACTAACCTCATCTCCAACACTTGGTGATGCTGGTAAGTTTATTGTTATTGGGTTGGCTGTTGTGTTAGCAAAAATTTGAGCTCCTGCTACCGTTGTGTAAGGACTATTAGAATCGGTTATAGTTGCATAACCTTTTTCAATTATAGACACTACTGTTTCTGTTCCATTTGATTTACAAAGAACAGTTGCTCCCGGTGGTATTTGTGTGGTGCTACCACTAGCTGTTAAAACACCTAGTGTTCTATTTGATGTACCTCTAACAGTATCATCTTTCATAATCCACACTCTAGTTACACCAGAACCTGATGGCATAGTAATTGTTCTATCTCCTGCCAGTGTTCCGTGTAATCTTAAATATGCATTTTTACCATTTGATGTTGCACCATCAGTTAAAAGTAGCGTGACACTTGCTCCTGCCATATCTACATCTAAAGCTCCTGACGATGACTGTTCTAATATTTGTAGGTTAGTATTAGTAATACCACCCCATTGACCAGCTTTTTCGCCGGTTGATATGATTTCTAATTTTATATCTGATGAATAACTTGATGCCATAATTTTATACTCCTGGATCTATTGGTGTCCAGACCATGTTTGCTCCTGGTATTATTTCACTCCATGTTATAGCTTGTGCCGTACCTGTAGCAAGCGTAAAGGTGCTGCCTGTAGGTGAAACATTAGCTTCTCCTGTTACTGTAACAGTTCCTGAAGAAATTACAACCTGATTTCCACTAGGTGTTATATCAGCATTTGCGCTAACTGTAACATTACCAATGGCTATTGCTACCTGAGAACCAGTGACACCAAAGTTAGCATCTCCTTGAATTGTTAAACTACCAAACCCTAAAGTAACTTGGTTTGGATCAGGTATCTCTGTAATAGAATCAGCTACAATACCAGGATCGCCAATGCTAATAGTAACCTGATTTCCTGTAACCGCAAAAGTTACATCGCCATCGGGTCCTGATGTAGCGAATGGTAATGCTGCTATTGCGTCAAATCCTAAACTCATAAATAATCCTTAAAAGGGAGCTGCGTGGTATGTGGTGGTGACACAGCCCCCATCTAAGAATTATATCATCGTTTAAACCAAGAAGGAAGACCTAAATGTGGACGTTTGTCGAACATATTATCTTTAGCCCCTGGGGTCTTACGATTGTTATAATGCAGAAAAACTTGTACGCATTCTTTGCCTTTGAATTTTTCTCTCCAATGTTCTAGCTCACAGCCAGAATAAACTAGCATATCTCCTGGTTTTAAATCTACTCTAACACCCTTGGTATTATCAGATACATATCCAACACCTGGTTTAACACCACCTTTTTTAGGATCTGGTTCTAAATAAATTGGCCAATCATCGCCACCCAAATTCATAGTAGTAGATATCTCACAACTAAATCTATCTTTGTGTCTTTCTAATACATCACCTTTTTTGTATATTCTTGCATATGTGTAAGCAGGGTATAATTTTAATCCTGTTACCTTTTCCATTTCTGGTTGGCATTTTAACATCAATGTTTCCATAGCAATGTCTGCATAATGAGAATAAGTATTTGGTATTTGATTATCATCATAAGATCCTAATATATTTTCGAATGGTGAAAAGTACCTTGCTTGTTTACAAGTATCTAAAACTTGTCTTTTCATTAAAAAATAATTTGCAACAAAAGCTGCTAAATCTTTTGATATTGCTTGTCTGATTACTGTATACTTTTTCTTTTTAAACATCTTTAGCCATTTCTTTTGGTACTGCTTGTATATTCCAATGTATAAATCTAAATGGTTCTATACCAAAATCTACAGCATATTCGTGTTCTAAGTACCCTGGAAATATAATTAATGTTCCTGGTTTAGGTTTTAAATGAAATTGTTCGTGACCTGACCATACACCTTTTAAGTCTGGTTTCATTTTTAATTTTGTACATCTTGCACCAGTCTTTGGTTCGTGAAATATAGGGTAAGAAGTTTTATCACTACACTTTAAAAAGTAAAAACCTGATACGTGTTGGTTCCAATGTATGTGTGCTGAGTGGTGTCCGCCACCTTTTTTAGCAAACTCTTGTACCCATAGCTCACTAAACATAGTTGTGTATTGAGACATATCATAACCTTGGTGATCTAAATACTCCCAAGATTTTTGACCAATGTAATTTCTAAAATCTAAAAAGTCATTATCTCTCGTCAATGGTGTTGAATGAAACGATCTACCAAAGTCACCATATTCTTTAATATATTTTTTCTCTCTATTTTTTGCTTCTTTAATATATTTGTTACTTGCTTTATTTAACGATTTAACAAACTCTGGTTTTTCCTCACTCCATATTACAGTTGGAAAATAACTATTTATGTACATTTTTTAAAACTGAAAACAGACTTGGTTTTTCTTTAACAAGTTGTTCGCATAACTCCTTTCTTTCATTTAATTTATTAATACACTCCTCAAATTCTTTTTCAAGTGTTTCCTTATTAAACCTTCCGTATTTAATTATAGATACTTCATTTGTAGGTGCCCAATGCATACCCGCAGCAATGCAATGTAGTCCTCCTTCACTGCCAAATTTAAAATCATATGTTTTTTGCCATACAGCTCTATTCATACCACTTAAACCAACTGGTTCTAAATTTATTAAACTTTTTTCCCAAGACTTATTGTTACAGTTTTTCCAATAATCGGTATCGTTTCTATGAGATAAAGCATAATGTAATGCTACAAATTCAGAAAATTCTTTAAACATATGTTTACATTGATAATTAAAATTATCTCTATCCCATTGTGATATTTTATCTCTTTGTAAATTTAAAACTAATCTAGTTAAAAATTCGTGAACGGTGAACAAACCATTACTTTCTAATGGTTCTATAAATCCAGCAGACAATCCAATTGCCACTACATTTTTTACCCATAACCTATTATGTATTCCAACCCTCATTTTTATTTTTTTAAATTCTAAATTTTCTTGACCTAAATGGTTTTTAAATTGTTTTAATGCTGTTTCATCATCCACAAATTTACTTGAGTATACATACCCTGTTCCAATTCTTGACCACAAAGGTATATTCCAAACCCAACCATTTTCTATAGCAGTGCAATTCGTATAAGGAACTAATTCTTTTTCTTTATCTTTATATTTAATTCTTGTAGCCCAAGCAGAATCATTTGGTAACATATCAGAGTATGATTCAAAAGGTTCTTTTAAAGTTTTATCTAATAACAAAGATTTAAACCCAGTGCAGTCTATATATAAATCTGCTTTATATTTGTTATTTAAAGATGTAATTCCATTTTCATCTTGTTCAATAGAAACAACATCGTCAAGAATGTGTTTTATTTTTTTACAATAATTATTTTTTAACCAAAGACCAAACTTTGTTGCATCAAAATGATAAGCTCTTTGCACTTCATTTATGTCAAATTTGTTTTGATTAACATAAGCCATTTGTAAAGGAAAAATACAATCAGCGTAGTCTGAACAAGGAGTTTTTGGATATAACATTTTTTTAAACCACCAATCGTTTGTTCCTGCTCTTGTTCCTCCTGTAGCCGGTTGTCCAAAAGGATAATGAAAAGCTTCTCCTTTTTTATAAAAATCTGTAAATTTTATACTTAATTTATAACTTCCATCTACGTGTTTTATGAAATCTTTATCTTTAATTTTAAGTAGTCTCATCCAATCTGTGATCTGTGCAATAGTACTTTCACCTACTCCTACGGTAGCTATATTTTTAGATTCTATTAATGAAATTTTATGTTTAGGAAATTGAGATTCTAAAGTAGCTGCAGTCATCCACCCTGCACTTCCACCACCTACAATTAATATTTTCATTTAAATGGCTTTCCTAAATGCCATACTACAAGACTGTATCTTGTGCCTGCTGTTACTGGTTTAACTCTATGCCATACAAAACTAGGAAATACAATAATAGATCCTTTTGGTAATATCTCTTTACATTGTATTCTATGTTTTGATTCGTCTCTCATATGTGGATCATAGTTTCTAAAATCAAATTCTAATTCACCACCTTTGTATTCTGATCCATCTGTTAACTGACAAGTCATCGATAATTTTCTAATTCTGCCGTGCTCTGGATTGTTAACATCGTCTCGTTGATAAGGTTTATCCCAACTATCACAATGCCAATCGTAATATTGATTTAATTTATATTTTGTAAATTGACAAGATTCCGATCTTTCCCACTCAAAATTCCAACCTGCCATTTCATTTGCTCTGTGCACATATGGATGTAATTCTTTATATATCCAAGTGTCATTAAGCCATACTAGATCAGACTTTCTTTTACGTTGTATATTCTTAACATCTTCTTTTGTTAATTTTTCTTTGTTATAACCACCGGTTCTAGCTAACACTTCTTTTTGTTTATTAGCGTATGCTATAACATCGTCACAAAATCTAGGTGTTAATGCACCACTAAAATACCAATAATAATTAGATATATTCATAAGTTATAGTTTGCACAAAATTTAAACTATCTTTTTGATTATTAGTTAAGTAATACATATTAGTTGATGGAAACATTATAAATTTATTATTTTCTAATGGTATGTCCCAGCTTCTTCCTTTACGTCTATTATCTTCATAATGTATTCTGACCATACAATCTTTAACTTTTACACCATACAATAGTGTAAAATCTGGTGAGTTACGTAAATCTACTGGATCAATATTAAGTAATGGTGTTGTAGTTTCCGCAGGTTTATAAGTGTTACCCCACGTTTCTTTGTTCACTAAACCTATACCATATTCAAGACCAATGTGATCTCGCATATATGTATTTAACATATCCCAAGTTCTTGAAAATGGAAAATTTTTGTTTTGAATTATTGATTGTAAAATGTCACTTGATAATTTATCTCGGTCAATGTCCCAATCTTTAGGCATTGCCACATCACCATAATATAGAGCTTGCTCTGTTAATACTTTCTTCTGCATACCACCACCATTTTTAATTTATGCTTTTGCGTCTGTCAAGTCCCAAGATTGATCAGCTTCATTCCAAACGTAATACCAGCCGTGAGTATCTGCTTCATTTTGTGATTTTTGTTCGGCTGTTAATGCAGGAGGATCACCTATTGGTGATTTCCAAGATGCAGTTGTAGTATCTTTTACCCAAGATGAAAAAGGTTTTTTAGGCCAAAAGATATTGTTATCTTCATCCCATTCATAACCTATACCTGCGTAGTTTCCTCTAAATGCTTTTGAGTTATCGCCAGAGTTATGTTTATTACCAGATGTATTATATGAAGTTTGAATCCACATTTGTGCAGGCCAATTATTGTGATGTTCTAAATATTGTTGACCTACTGATTCATCTTCAACACCATCAGCA